AGAAAGAATTAAAGTTGATTTAATAACCGAACAAAAAAGAAGAGACGTAGTTGCACCTATAATAAAAATAAATGGTAAGGGTGACCCGCGTGGTGGCTATTATGTAACATCATCTTTTTATACCGAAACAAGATTAAATATACAACCATACTCAGGTTCTAAAGTAATAAATCCTGGTACAGGAAGTATTATTGCAGTTCAAAAAGTAGATGGATATTTGCCAACACATTATAGAAATACTTCCGATTTGACTAGAGGATTACAAAATTCTTTTTATAAAGGTTCAAAAAATACTGCAGCAACTACTTTAGATGGTAGTTCTCCTATTGAAACATTTACATCTAACCCTAATACATTAACAGTAAATAAAACAGGTAGAAATACAAGTGAACCAATTTTGGAAGTAGAATAACGGAATTTTAAAATAATTATATTTATAAACAAAGATAATATTAAACTATGGGATACTTAAGTAACACAGAATTGACGGTAGACGCAATTCTTACTAAAAAGGGTAGAGAAAAACTTGCTGCAGGTTTAGGGTTAAACATTACTCAATTTGCTTTAGCAGATGATGAGATTGATTATACCTTATATGAACCGGCACATCCATTGGGTTCTGCTTATTATGATGCAGCAATTAAAAATATGCCTGTATTGGAAGCTAATCCTGATGAAACACAAGTAATGAAATATAAATTGGTAACTTTACCAAAAAATACAACACGTATTCCGGTTGTTGAATTTGGTATTCCAAATATTTCAGTAAATCAAAAAAGTGGTGAAGTTGCATTATCACCAACAACATCTCCAGCAGGAAATAGAAGATTGGGATATACAATTGTACTTTCTAATAAAAATGCAGGAGATATAATTGGAGAAGGTGTAACATCTGACGTTGGTACTGTACCTGTATTTATAGGTGATGATGTATCAGCAACTGCAGCAATTGCAAAAGGATTATCTTTTAGATTTATTCCAAACCCATCATTAACATCAACAACAAGAACAACAATAACAGTATATGGTAATGAAACGGGTGGTTCTCAAACTATTCCTATTACAGTAAACTATGTACAATAATAATAAACAACTATGGCATTAATTAGAGACAATAGAGGAGCACTTTTAGCATCAAACTTATCAACATATTTAGCAGGTGCAGCTAATACAGCAGGTACACCCGTTGATACTAGTGATTTGGTTGGAATTATCAACCAATTCTTAGGACAAGGTGAACAAATTAGTGCTGACGTAACTACTATTACAAATGGTATTTACAAAAAATTTGGTGCAATTGATAAAGTAACTAATAGAACTGAAATTGTGACTTCTGGAATATGGAGTGGTGATACAGGTTCTTTGGATGTTAAGGCAAACTACACATCATCTGCACAACAAACCGCAGCAAGTGGTAAATATTATTTAGACGTATATGACACAATTGCAACGGGTTCTGGAGAAGTTCAGTTTTCGATTGCATATGGTGATGTTGCAGGGAATGGTGCACCAACATTAACACAAAATGATTCATCCACAATGCCAACTAAGGCAATCTATAATCAATTAAAAAATGTATTATTAGATACGGCGGATAATTATTTTAGTATTTATACTGGTTCAACTGCAGGTGGTGCAGATATGAAATCATTTTACGCAATCAATGTCAATAGAGCAAGATATAAAGAAAGATTAGACCCAGGAAATATTTCAATTGATTTATCGGGTTCAATTAGAACTATTACTTTAATTGATGATAGTGGTGGAACTGACGAAAATGTAACAACTGCAGGTAGAGTTTATAACTTAGTTAGTGGTTCATTAAATATTGGTTCAGCATTAACTGCATCAATTGCTACATCTAACGGATATAGTGCACCAAACGGACAAGGATATGGTTTATTTTATCCAGATATGGGTATCATACTATTAAATCCAAAAGCATTGGCATCAGCTTGTGATAATAAATTGGGAGAAGCAAGTGGTTCTATTACAAATACATATCATCAAAACAATGGTAATAAATCGGGTTCAGTAGCATTATTAATGGCAATTAGTGGTGGTATGGATTTCCAAGTAAGAAAAACTGAAAACGTTTCTACATCTCATTATTTTGTAAGAGCAAACAATAGAGAATTTAACTTCTCAAACAATCCAACATTCGTAACTGGTTCGGTTGGAGCATTTGTTAACTCATCATTTGAAAGAGACCCTAAAGTTTACATTACAACTGTTGGTTTATACGATGACGCAAATGAATTATTAGCAGTTGCAAAAACATCAAAACCGGTTGAAAAATCATTTGATAAAGAAATTGCAATTAAAGTTAAATTAGACTTCTAATCGGAGAATAAAATAAAAAACTATAACCCACCTTAATTTGGTGGGTTTTTAGTTTTAAGATATTTATATACGATATGTTAAAAAGAATACCAAAGTCAGATATTAGTATTAGGCCGTTTAAGGCATATAAAGAATGGAGTTTTACCAATAGTGATTCCGGTTCAATTACACTATTGGAGGCGGATAATAATTCAACGGATTTAAATTTAATTACAACGGGTAGTTTACTTGGTTCCGAATATCCTAAAAATTCTATATACGGACAATTAAGAGCTCAATTTTATAATGGAAACGAAGATAATCCATTTACAAGAACCAGCTTTAAAACAAATCAATATAATGATAACCCAATATCAAAAGAAAGATTTTTAAGTGGAAGTGCAAAAGTAATTTCAATTCCACAAATATATGTTGGAGAAGGTATCAAAAGAGGTTCTGTCATATTACTTGATAATACTGATAATATAGAAGATGATTCATACGGAAATTTAATTATAAGCGGAAATGATACTATAAATTTTTCAACATTTAATTTAGAAAATGACCAATATACATTTGATTTATTAGGAATAAACTATACAGTAACAATAACAACTATTAATTTAGAAACAGGACAATTAATTTGGTATTATAATGGAGAAGTATATATAACTACAATCGTTTCATTTGATATTAACTCTGGTGATATGGTAGTTATTAATGTGGATTTTGTATCTAATGAAAACTCAGCAGAAAAAGTAGGAAACATTTTCTACAATTCAGGATTGATAACTTTAACAAGAAAACCAAATACTAGATTATTAACTAATTGGGATTTATCATTTAAATCTACACAAACAATATATGAACACGAATATTTGTTAATTGTAAACGAAGATGAATTTAATGTTTCACAAAACCCATCTGCAGTAGTTGAAATTGGTAGAGAAACTTCTTTCATTACAGGTTCGGATGGTAAATATATAAAACAACCACAAACCCAGGTGTTAAATATATTAAAAAATTAACAACATTAGAAACCGGAAATATATTAGATTATAGATTTAGTGGTTCGGTAACATCATCGGTAACGCATGATTATATTAAAGCTGGATTCGAACATTACGATGTAAGTGGTTCGGTAGATACAACGGGTTCATTCTTAGCACCTATGATTACAACTATTGGTTTATATGATGATAATTGTGATTTAGTAGCAGTTGCTAAATTACCACAACCAATTAAATCATATCCTGATTTACCTGTAAACTTTATTGTACGATTTGATACATAATCTTATATTTATATTTAAAACAAAAAGAATGTCAAAAATTTTAGACTTATACGAAGCAAATAAATCAGCACTTGGTGTTGATAAGATTTCATTTGAAGCCGGAGTAAACGCAAAAACTCCATATACAACCAACGATTTAAAAAAAGCAGATGACCAAGTTTTAACTGCAGCAAAATTTAAAGTGGGTAGAGGTGGTGATGTTAGTGAAAAAAAGTATTCCGATACTATGGTAAAAAAATAAAAAAACTTAATGGTTAAAAAAGTTACAAAAAAAAACAATCCAAAATGGGTTGCACAAAAATATGGATTTAAATCTGGTTTAGAAGAAACCATTTCTCAACAAATAGAGTCACAAGGAATTAAAGTAGAGTACGAAACTGAAAAGGTTCCATATATAATTCCTGCATCCACTCACCACTATCATCCCGATTTCAAATTACCTAATGGTATTAGAATAGAGACAAAGGGTAGGTTTGTGGCAGCTGACCGTAAGAAACACTTATTGGTTAAAGAACAAAACCCAAATATGGATATTCGGTTTGTATTTTCCAATTCAAAGAACAAAATCACCAAAAAGTCTAAAACGACCTATGGAGATTGGTGTGAAAAAAACGGATATAAGTATGCGGACAAAATCATCCCAAATGAGTGGTTTTTAGAGGAAAATAGACCATAAAATATTTGGAAATATCAAATATTTGTCGTATATTTAAGTCGTGTTGAAGCAAAATGATAAGAATATAGTCGTATCTACCCTTACTGGTATTTTGGGTAGTTATCTCAATCTCAAAGGGAATGAGTTAGCATTTTATTGTCCTTTCTGTAATCACCACAAACAAAAACTCCAAATTAATACGGAAACCCAAAAATGGCATTGTTGGACTTGCAATAGTGGTGGTAAGAAATTGACCTCATTATTAAAAAAGTTAGATGTTGATAGAAAGGTTATTTCGGTTATTAGAGAGATATACG